ACCAATTATAAAACCAAGTGCAAATCCAAATAATATACAAACTTCTGATTTTAATTTTCAAAGAATAAAATTTGAACCTCGATTTGGAACATCTAATCAAACCTACATAAAGGCTATTAGTGAAATTGAAAATGAAGTAGGTGTAGGAGTAAAAGTAACTAATGCATTACCAGTAACAAGAACTGTAACTAATTCCGATATTGATGCTATTAGAGTTACGATTCGTTTCGATGCTCTCGTCAATATCAATGAAAAAGATGGAAAAAATTTAGGTGCTCACGTTGATGTATTTATAGAAATTACTGAAAATGATGGTACTGTTTCTCGTTTTGACAAAAATCAAGGAGGAAAAACAACAATTCAACCTGGTGGTCTTTTTGGCTTAATTCCTACTCAAGTGTCCGAATTTACAATTAGAGGTAAGTCAAGAAATGCATATAGTAGAGATTTTGTAATTCCAATTAAAAGTAATGCTTCTTTCCCAATACAGGTAAAAGTAGGTAGAGCTACTGCGGATAGTACAAGTGAAAGAAAAACAGATACATTTTCATGGACATCTTTGACAACAATAATAGATGAACGAAAAGCTTACCCAGATATAGCCCATCTTTATTTACGTCTTGATGCGGAACAGTTTGCTAGTGTTCCTCAAAGAATGTATCGGATTCGTGGTGTAAAAATAAAAATCCCACACAATGCAACAGTAGATCAAACAAATGGAAGATTAACTTATAGCGGTACATTCAATGGAACGCTTACTACAACAACTCATTGGTGTTCCGATCCAAGTTGGATATTATTTAACTT